GTTGGTACGAGAATTACCAGCACTGCCGCTAATCGTATACGTTCCTGAAACAGCAAGATTGCTGATCTGGACGGACAACGACAACGCACTAGTACTGCCGTCAGCAGTCGCTGGCACGACGACCGGGAATGTACAATTAATCATACCAGGATTTGCAGTGATATCATTTGTGCCCGCTGCACTGGCCAACAAATATGGGGTAGCACTGGTGGTATAACCAGTGCCGTTCAAATTGTAGTACAATGCAACGAAATCACAAACACCGCCGGTGACAACGAAGCCAACACGGGCGGTAACCATATACAATCCTGGGGGACAATCAAACACACCAGTAGTCTGCGTGGGAACGACCATTGCACATTCATCCACAGTCGACTTGTACGTCTGGGGTGAACCATCGGCAATCTGCGACCAAGCAAGACCGGTGCCGCTGCCAGAAATAAGCGGGCAGACGGTATTGATAGCCTGGGCGGCGCTATTTTGAGTGTTCCACAACGAACCGCAGTTTTGAAGACCAACCACGGACGCTGGAAACACAGACCCGACGGGAGCGACGGGGTTGTCATATTCAATATCCCATTCAACAAACACATCACCAGCAGGAGTTGACGCCAATGAAGTAGGCAAGCACGCCCAAACGTACGACATGATAACACCAGCGTCGTACGTCTTGGCGTCAGTGCCGGTCGGAAGTGGTCCGGTACGCACATAACGCCATTGCGAGCCAATCTCGGAAAGTGGAATACGAAGACGAAGGGGTTCAGACGGGATGGAGGTCAAATTCAAGTAATCCTGGAGAACAATGGGATCCACGGTAGGATCATCACTGGTATCTGGATTAAAAGCGAGAACCGACCGACCACCCGAGCAACCAAAAGCTGATTGCTCAGGAACAAACTCTACAACAATATCACTCTTCAACCGCCAACGCTTCCAAATCTTGGCCTCCTGAGATCCACGAGGGAAATTAGGGTTACCAGGATTCAGATAGAAGTAGGCGGAAGCCCCTCCTGCCGGTAGGGCCCAACCACCGGCGACCGGAACAGACGGCACAG